ATGGAACTTGAGGTCACTCAAGACTGGAAGGACACGCTGCTCAGGCAAGCGTTTCTCGACCAAGACTTACCTAAGCAGGTAGTCACCGAACAAATCCAACCATCAATCATTCCACCATTCATCGTTGCCCCGGTCCCTTCCAAGAAGACCAAGAAGTGCCGCAGGCGTCGGTGCCGATAGGAGAGACAATGACCACCCCCAAGGAAAAGCTACAGCACATGGTGGACGACGGCATCATCACCATCGATGCGGACGGCGTCATCAAGATAACCGAGTCAACATGGGTCCGCATGACGACGGTGCCTGAGAAGATCGCGCACTCAAAGCCCCTCCCACCCCACAGGAACGGCAAACATGGACGATATTAAGCAGTTTGTAGTCCTCACCGGCAATCCCGGCGACGGCTTCGAAGTCATTGGCCCGTTCATCTACATGGACGACATCGTTGAATACACCGAAACCAAGCTCAAACACGAAAGCGTTTGGGTACTGGAAATGATCAACCCAGAGACATCAAAATGAAACGGACAGAAGACTGCTACATCTTCGACATCGACGGCACGCTGGCCGACCTGAGCCATCGCCTCCACTTTATCAAGGACGGCAAGAAGGACTGGAATAGCTTCAAGCACTTCTGCTTCGCCGACAAGCCGATCTGGCACATGATCAATCTGGCTCGCAGGCTGTATTGGGCGGCGCGTGCCGAGTCGCATAGCCAACACTATGACGGACCTGACTACAGGATCGTTCTCATGTCTGGACGTAACGAAAGCCAACGCGACGATACCGTCAAGTGGCTGTACGACGTTGCCTGCCTGTCATTCGACAAGCTGTATATGCGTGCAGACCTGGACTATCGCAGCGACGACATCATCAAGGCCGAGTTACTTCAGGAGTTACGCATCGACGGCTATGTACCCATCATGGCATTCGATGATCGGGATCGTGTCGTCAAGATGTGGCGCACTCACGGCGTGCCATGCGCTCAAGTAGCTGAAGGAGACTTCTAATGAAAAAGGAAGAAACCCACGAAGAGTACTCAGAACGCATGGACGCGCTCGCGCTTTCACTCAGCGATGCTTGCGAAGGCGAAGACGTAGGCGAACTCATCATCGTCCTGACTCGCCTTATTGTTCTTGCACTGGACCAGATGGAAGAGCCGCAACGAGGCGGAATGATTCACGTCATGAAGGAATACTTCAAGGCGTGCGACATCAGAATGGAAAAGGATCACTGACATGAACGACAACGAACCCACACTCACCAACGAATTCTCTGTCTGCCAGTTCTTCGCCAGCGGTGGACACGAATATGTCTATCGCTTCGTCAGCGCAGAGAAGGCGCTTATGGCTGCGTATAGATATACGCACAATGCGTCAGCGATTGCTGGACTTACCTCGCGGGTAATCATCACCGACGGTGGCGACTGCTGCGTATTCGAGTGGAAGTTTGGCGAAGGCGTTGTCTTCCCCGAAGAACAGCAGATCAAGGGTGCTGGCCTGCGAGACTACGGGAAGGACACCACATGAAGCTCACACCACGCGAGCTTCAGGTGCTTCGCGCACTCAACCGCGCGTTCGACGACTTCAACGACATGGATATGTTCCGCAAGTTGAATAAATACTACGACATTGGTCACATCTATAGCGTCTATCACGCTATCGAGCAGATGCGACTGGACGAAGCTGAATACGCAGCGCTGTACCGCCACGAAATGGAGTTCAGCGCTGTGGACATCGTAGTCATCATTGCCTGCGAGCTACCCATCAACCAGTTCTACGACTTCACACGCTGGTGGCTCAAAGACAACAACGAAGACGTTGTGCATCCCTCATTCAAGTGGGTTCTCAACAAGCTCGCACCCCAACTGGCAACACTAGCAACCAAGAGGCGATAATGGACGACTTCGCAAAGTCCTGCAAAGGCAAGATCATCGAGAAGATCACTGTCGAAGACGACAAGCTGCATATCAAGTTTCCGGATTGCACGCTGGTCCTGATGGACGACGGGCAGTGCTGCTGCGAGAGCCGATACATGACCTGTGATGACAACATCCATTACTGGGAAGGCTTGGCGTTCATGGGCTATCGCGTCGAGGATGGTCCCAATCTCAGCGAAGATAATTACGGCGAACACGAACAGAAGTTTCTGATCGTGGAAACCTTTCTGGGTAACTTCACTGTAGTCACCCACAACGAACACAACGGGTACTACGGCGGCTTCCGCATTAGTGAGGGACTTGACACAGGGGAGGGCGTGCAATGGCGTACATAGCCTTTGACGCATGCAGTGTAGACGTATCGGGACAGACACGACGCGGAGCAAAAGCCACATGCGGGCATTGCTCTGCGACTGAAGCGCTACCCATAAACTCCATGCGCTCTCATGGCCAAGACGACGATCTCATGGAGCGCCACGCTGCCAAGAAATTCGAGGCTGTCGGCTGGAAGATCGGGAGAAGCCCCAACCAGAACCGCTGCCCTGATTGCTTCAAGGCGATCAAGATATCCTCACTCCAGAAGAAAGCCAGCAACATGACCAACGTCACAAGGATCAAGGACGAGCCGCAGCCTACCGAGCCAAGGGCAATGTCACGAGACGAGCGACGTATTATCTTTGAGAAGGTCAACGAGGTCTACGTCTCAGACAAAGTTGGTTACTCCGAGAACTGGTCCGACGAGAAGGTCGCCTCCGATCTGGGTGTAGCGCGTGCATGGGTTAGCGCACTCAGGGAAGAGTACTTCGGCCCAGACGTTAACGAGAACCACGGCAAGGCCACCGAAGAGGCCAAGGCGTTTCTGATTGAGCTAAACGCCCTGCAAGACAACATTACCCAGCAGGTAACAACGCTCTTCGCTAGGGCACAGGAGGTCAAGAAGACCATCGAAAAGCTGCTGGAGAAGTAAATGAAGAAGCAAACTGTGTACGACGAGGTGTGTGGCTGGCCCTACCACACGCCATATGGGTACGTTACGGCCCCCAAGATCAAGAAACCACGCAAACCCCGCAAACCCCGCCTCAAGTTCAAGATGGATATAGACAATGGCCAAGCCAAAACCCAAGCCCGAGACACCAGAGGAAACCGACCAGCGCCTCACCCGCATGGCCGAGCTATTGCGGACCATATTACGTCCAACCCCGAGGGATAAATGAGCGACCAGCATCTTGAACTACGATGCAACGAACTGGAACTGGAGTTGTGTGTCACCGCGTCTCGCATCGAGGCGCTGGAGCGTACGCTGCGAAATATTGCGGCGGCGCGTGACGCCAATGTTGATGCGATCTGCAACACCGCAGAGCAGGCGCTTCGGCACACCTTCCTCGCACCGGAGCAAGACAAATGACTGGCATGGACGAGTGGCAACGTAAGACAAACGAAGCGATGCAAAAACCGCCAGACCAAAACTCTATAGCGGCGCTTACTGCCCGCATCGAGGCGCTAGGGCAGCTCCTTGACAGGCAGGCAGGCAGGCTTCGCGAGCGAGACGCCCGCATCGAGGCGCTGGAGAAGGCGCTGCGGGAGATTGTAAGGGGGCGGCTTGACGCCAGCCGTGTTGCCCGCACCGCGCTCTCACAGGACCAAACCAAATGATCTCGCTACTTGTAGGCGTGATTATCATCAGCGTTTTTATAGCCGTCCTAGCCCTGTGGGCAATGGACTAACCCCGAGGAGAACCAATGACTACCCCCATGATCCATGACTCTATCGACAACGTGCTTGCCGACCGGCAGAACAACCACGGCCCATTCGGCGACACATCGCGCACGTCCCAACACATCAAGCAGGCCATGCGCGAGGGCACCAACTGGCCGCTGCTATCGGACACTCAGAAGGAATCGATGGAGATGATCGCTGTCAAGCTTGGCAGGATACTCTCAGGCGATCCGCTGCACGCCGACCACTGGGACGACATCACTGGTTATGCACGCTTGGTGAGCCGCATGCTGCATCAGAAGCAGTCCGTCAAGCCTGCCAAGATGCCAGCCGTCGCTACGCTTCACCCGGAGAAGTAACATGAAGGACTTTGTCGTTTCATTCATCGCCTGCACCGAAACCGAAGTAAGGGCCGACTGCGGTGGTCATAACCCGATCACCTACACCAGTCGCGAGGGCAAGTTCAACGAGGTGTACGTCAACACCGCCAAGTTCGACGCGCTGCCTTTGGCCGACCAGTTCTTCATCATCGCCCACGAAGCGCAGCACGCCTTCGCAAACACGGAGAAGTAACATGGACGACTTGGATGAACTGGAAGCATCCTACAACAGAAAGACCGAGGCGGTCCTCTCCCATCTGGAGACGTTCACTGCCGAGATGTTTGGCCCACGCTGCGATGACTTCGAACCCGACTGCTGCGTCTGCAAGATGTGGAAGCTCAACGACGAACTGTTTCAACTCACAGCGGAGAAATAACATGCAGGATAAAGAATTACGCGAGTTGGTACGCGGGCTGGCAAGCGCACTGCTAGACGCTGTCAGCGATCTGGAGTCGGCAGACGACGACTTCAAGGAAGGCAAGTACGCCAAGGAAATGGCCTACTACGACAAGGCTGTCGCTTGGCTCAAAGAGCAGAACTACGCATGAGCTTTGCATTCACCAACGACGCAGGCGTGCCGAGGATCATACGATATGTGGACCATGGCACGCTGCCCTCACTGCACATGCTCGCGCTCTACGACGAGCCGAGCAACCTGCTGATCATTGACCGCGCACATTATGAAAGGATCACCGAGACAGAGCGGCATATGCTTTTGCGCACTCAGAAGGAAAAGGTCGAGATTTTCTACAGTTCCAACAAGCTACCATCGACTACCATGTAGGTCATCATGCCAACTTACTTCCCATGCCCAACATGCGGGCGCAGGGCACGCCTCAAGCACTACGTCGCCAAGAAGGACCATCTCATGATGTTCTTTTCTTGCGCCGTAGAAAACTGCCGCAACCACTTTCAGGTCTTACGCACTGAAGGTCAGAAGCCAAAGATCGTTGCCGAGTCACCTCATAAGGTACCCAAGCCTGTTCTGGCTGATGCCAAGATGGGTAATATGGGGTGTCCGCAATGCACGCGATACGGAAAAGTAACGACTACTGTCAACCGCCGGGATGGATACTGGCGGCGGCACCAATGCGTTACTTGCGGACCATACTACACTTGCGAAAAGGAAGATGGTGTTAGCGTACACCAGAGACTCAAGTCCATTAAAGCTCGCGACATCAACGCGGCATAGCGCACTCAAACCCCACCCACACATTGGAGAACTACACTATGAACTTCACTGATCTTGAAGGCGAAGTGATTGACGACCTTGATGCTGGCATTAGCGTTCAGCTAAAGTCCCCACCGGGGCGCGGCAAGTCAGAATTCGTCGAGCAACTCGTCAAGAAGCTATCCGAGCGCGACGGCTTCGAATGGGGACTGTCCAAGCTCTTCCTCGCCACCCAGCAGGTGCCCGATCTCATGGGCTATCTGTTCAAGGGCGAGCGCGACTTCGGCGACGGCAAGCTAATTACCGTCTCCGAACCCACGCTGCCGCTCTGGCAGATTACCGAGGGTGGCCAGCCGACATGGCGCTACAAGCGCGGCATTCTGTTCCTTGACGAGTACGGTCAGGCAGAAGCCGACACCAAGCGCGTCTCTGCCGAGTTGTTCCTGAACAAGCGGCTGGGTCCGTGGGTGCTGGGCGGTGAGAACCGCAATGGCTGGGGCGTCATCGCCGCATCCAACCGCGCCTCTGATCGTTCAGGCGTCACCAAAGAGTTCGACTTCGTCATCAACCGTCGCGGCGAGTACGACATCTCCGACGACATCGTGTCTTGGGAAAAGTGGGCTGTGGCTCATGGCGTCTCGCCCATTACCATCGCGTTCGCTGTCCAGAACCCACAGATCATCTTCCAGGATGGCGTTCCGGAGAAGCAGGGTGCTTGGTGTACGCCTCGCTCGCTGGTCATGCTGGACCGCAAGATGAAGGTCAAGCACGCACGCACGGGTGTGTTCCCCGACGATGCCAAGACTGTCGAAAGCGCAATGGGCCTGATCGGCGCAGGCGCTGCGCAGTTCTTCGCATTCGTTCGTCTGGAGCGCGAGATGCCCAAGTTCGAAACCATCGTAGCTAACCCGATGGGCGTCAAGCTGCCCCTGAAGCCCGATGCCCAGATGCTAGTCATCTACAATCTGGCACATCGCGTCACTGCCCAGACCCTGAAGCCTGTGATCGAGTACATCGAGCGCATGCCGAAAGAGTTTGCTGCTACCTTCGCTAAGGCAGCATGTACCCGCAACAATGATCTGGTTATCGATCCGGCAATGCGTGCTTGGTCCAGCCAGAACGCATCGTTGATGGCTGCACTGTCGATCTAGCGCAGAAGCCCCGCGCGTGGGGTGAGGAAGCGAAGTCGCCGGGAGTGGTGGAGGGGATTGATCATCCCCGATGAAGCTACCCCGGCGGCGCATGCCTTGCGCACTCAAACTTACTTCGGAGGTAACATGCAGACAACCAACGCCAAGCTAGAGCAAGTGCTGTCCGAGATAGACACACTTATTGGGTGGGCTGAAGCCGATGCCCAGCACTCCCGAGAAAATGACGCATTCAACCAAGCACGGAACGATGAACTGCGTGTTGGCTTTCTGCGTCAGGCCAAAACCATTCTGGAAGGATGTGGAAGATGAACATCAAATATCCCAAGGGCTTCCGCATGCGGGGCCAGACGCAAGTCGCTATCCGCTTCCCTGATGAACTCTTCGAAGCGATCATCAAGCTGGCTAAGGCCGAGCGTAAAGAATTCAACGCGATGGTGTTGGATTTGGTCAAGTGCGGCAAGCTCGACCTCGAAGAAAGCGATTCCCTTGAACCCTCAACCCATGGAAAATCAAATGACACTCAGGAACTGGATCATTGACCTTCGCGTAGACTACAAAACGGAACGCCAAGCCGAACTCATGCTGATCAACGTGCGTGCTGCGGCGAAAGAACTGCTAATCTCCGCACGCATGCTCGCCGACGAACGCGCCCCTGACATCGCCATTCAGGCAGATGATATCTTCTTGGGCCGCAACGAAGTGGAGATGTTCACGCAAGAGGAGAAGGACGAGTATGGAATATAAGCTATTCCCACTGATGGGCTTTCCCGGCGAACACAACAAGCCCGATGGCGGTGTGATCTATCAATGCTTCTTCCCGACTGCACGTATCGCGTTGTGGAAGGTCACGCCGCCTACGCGAACCAGTCGTTACGAAGTTAATCTCTATAAGCTT